TAGATGATCTAGGTCTGTATTTATTTCCATTTTTTGCTTTTATTATTTTACATTTAGGACATCCAGTTGGTCTTGTTTTTTTAAATATATTACCCGGTTGAGTATTCCATTCGTGATTGCATATATTACATTTAAATAATATTTTAGTATCTATGTTTATAAAATTTTCAATTCTTTTAATATTCCTATTTTTTAACCGTTGATCTATTATATCATTTGATAACTTACATGGATTATTTTCATGACATTTTTTCTTACCACATTCAGGACATCCGTGTTTAGCAGACATTATTTTATTAGGAGTTGCGTTCCAAATATTATCACATATGAGACATTTTAATTTAACATGTGTATGTGATGATATAATATTTCCAATTCTTTTAATATTCCTATTTTTTATACATTCATCAAAATACTCATTAGTTACAGGCATATGTCCTGTACATTTAGGACAAGGATGTTTATTTTTTCTTATTGCTCTAACCATATTAAACCATCTAACGCGCCATTCATAATTATCTTTTAAACATCTAACTACAACTGTAGTGGATGATTTATCATAGTCACTAATTCTTAATAAAGAGGTGTTTTTAAGAATTTCATCAATATTTTCATTATTCCATAATATATGCATATGTTATTATAACATATTTATACGAGTAACCCCCAACTACTTTTTTCATAAAAATTTTAGCCCAAAAGGAACGCACAAGGAGGCTCGCCAAATTTATTATTATCCATGTCTTCTTCTAATTTCTGTTTCTTTTCCTTACCATCACTCACATATTCTTCCCAATTGAATTCTATTCCGCCTGCCATTTTAGCATTCTTATATTTCTTTAAATTTGTACCAACTTGAATTGTTGCTAATGCTAAAGCATATTGTCTTACAAAGTATTCACCATAGATTAATGGTGAATCTTCTCTCGTCCATACACCAATAACATAAGTACCACCTGTTTTTGGTGGAGGCGATATTCTAACTTTTCTAGAAACTGGATGGAAATCTAATTGAACATGGACGCGGTATCTTTGGTTAAGCATTTCCATGAATTCCATACCCAATTCATATGTAATAACGTCTACACCAAGACCAGCAGTTCTGCTGCCGCCTCTTGTACCATAAGGACCGCCATTATAGAATGTGCCTGGGAAGAATAAACCAACATAATTATTTGTTGTCGTATTAATTGGTCCCCCCATTACACCACCCCACATTGTCTGTGAGATACTATCAGCAGCATTTAAGCCTCTTTCAATAATATCTTGTCCGGGTGCTTGGGTTAACCAAGTAGATCCACCAAAGCCACCAGTTGATGGTGCTAATGCTTCTGAAACAGCTAATACGCTTCTTGGAAGCTGATATTCATGTCTAAAGTTTAAAAGTGGTGCTGCTAATGTTGGATCACAAAATGAGAATGGTCCAGCAGTTACTGTACAAATATCAGTCCTGTAACCGGGTGGATAAGCTTGAATTACACAATAATTTTGAACATTACCTGTGTTACCAGCAAACTGTTGATAATAATCAACAGCATTATCAATAGCATCCTCTAATTGAGTACCATCTAATTCGGACATATCAATTACTGGTTCACCCAATTGTCTACGGATCCAATCTGCTAATTCTATTTTATTGCTAGGTATCATACTAGTCCTCTACTGTATTTATAAAAGTAAAGAACTTGATCTATATCACATTTCTTTAATTTTTTCCTTAAGGAACTTTATAAACTCACCTCTGTTATTAGCAATATTAGAGTAATCTATACCCAAACGGTCCATATATGATCGTGCATCCTCTTTACGCATAATAAACCAATTCTTTTGTGTGAATTTTTTTAGATAATCAATAATACCTTGTTTATCTTTTGTTTCATCAGATTCAAAAAGTGGCTTTTCTAGTTCTGGTATAGCATCCATTTCTTCAATAACTTTAATTTCAGTAGCTTTTTCTTGTTCTTTTTGTTCTGCTAATTTTCTAATATGTTCTTTATGAGGGGCTTGTTTTTCTCCTCTGACAGTTACAATACTAACAGCATCTGTTTTATAAACATGAGTTGGTTTAGCTGCATCTTTAGATATTGAAGGAGGATTTACATCTGGTTTTGTCCAACCAACGAATCTAAATCCGACTATATCTTTATAAGTATTATAATCGGCATAAATTACAGTACCTTGAGTAATTGTTTGAACTGGATCTGTAAGATTTAATCGCAATCTAATTGGTGTTGCGTCTATTCTTTCAAAATATCCATTGGGCATTACTTCAACCTTTGTAGTTCAGAAAGGTTCTTTTTAAGAATTTCAATTTCTTTTTCAATACTTTCAACTGCAATACGATATTCGGTTGCTTTTCCAGATAAATCATAGTCATTCATAACAGACGCCAAATCTTGTTTTGCATAATGTAAAGATTCATTATGTTCTTCTATTTGTTCCATTATATTTTTTATTTTAAAATCAATTAAATTAGGATCTTCCTTTAATTTTTTACTATTTTCCGAGTCCCTTATACGAGCCTTGTATCTTGCAAGTTTTTCTTCTTGTTCAGCAATAGCAGATTGATAAAGTTCTTTATCATCCTTTTTACCCGCTACTACATCTTTGAACTTTTCTGTCATAGGTAACTCCTTGTATCTATAAAAATACCTTTATCTATATAATACCATTCTTTGTAGCCATTTTCAGAAGTTTTTCCTTCTAGAGTCTTTAAAAATAACTTTCTTTTATTAACATTTTCTCTTATGATGTCATATTCGTCTAATAAAATTCCACAATAATAATCACCATTATTAAATCCATCAACAATAGATTGTAAAATCCTAACTTCATCATCATCTAGAACAACATCATCTTTATTAAATATCATGGTATATCCATAGTGTACTTTTTATGACCACAGTCATAGATTCTGTATAATCCGTTTTCTAAAGCAATATCGTGCTCAGATTTATTAGGATCACTATTTTTAAAAATTTCCAATAATCTTTCTTTTTTAAATGTAAATCTATGTTTCAATTTCCATTTCGTGTATGACCCAACATAATAATAACCTGGATCAATATCGTAATCAAATTTGAATCCAATATTTAGATAAAAACTACCATTACACCATCTATTATCACTAAAAGTAGATAATTTAATATTTTTATATGTATTTGTAAATTTATGTAACAATTTACTAGCAGAACCGACTATCATTTTATTTTTAATATTAACAAATCTAACAAGTTCCCAATCTTGAATTTTCTTAGAGTTTTCCATGTTTCTAAAAGACATTAGTGATACCAATTGACCATTGTATACAAGACCATAATGTACGTCTGCCGCGCACTGACCTTGTAGGTGATTTTCATCTAAGAATTTGTTAGCAATTTCTTTATCAATTTCTTCAACTAAACATTTTCTAGCATATATTTTTTCGCTAATGTTATGTATTAAACATGATATTCTATTTTTACAAATATCTTGCTTCAATTTCCATTCATCTTCAAAAATGGTAATTAATTGTATTCCTTTTTCTAAGCACATTTTATACTTATTGAAGTGATAATTCTTATCTTTTTTAAATTTTTCAGAATGCCAGATATTTCCACAATATTCAATCGCTATTTTTTTATCTGGTAAATAAATATCTAATTCGTATGGAGATATAATATCTCTATCATTATCTAAAAAAACTCCATTATATATTTGTTTGATGAAATTGCTTATTTCTGATTGTGATTTTCTTTTAGATGCGCTGTAACAGTCAGGACAGTGTAAATTGTAGGATTTACCGGTTATCTCCGACCATGAATTACTAAACTGACAACCACATGTATTACATTTAAATTTTATTTTATTATTTACATTTTCATATATAACTTGTTGATCAATAAAAATGTTACTATTTTCACATATTTCTTTTAATTTATTTCTAACACCATTTTTCATATTATTTTTAGCGCAATTAATACAAGCATTAAGAGAAAACACGTTAGAATTTTTTTCAAATCCGCATGTTTTACATATGAATTTTGACTTTTTAGTTGTCCCGTTATATTCTTTTATGTACCAATTTTTAGAATTTATATGATTTAATGCTCTTTCAGTTATTTCTTGTTTATATACAGGAGTAGGGGGATCAACTATAAAAATCTCATTTTTTGTTATTCTATCTATTTGTTTTTTATATTCCTCTTCACTTAGTACTTTTATCTTCATACACTCGATACACTTGGGTATTTTATTACCACTTTCAATCCACCAATTTATTGATTTTATTTCAGTTATACATCCATCATTTATACATTTTAGTTCAATCTTATCATCCCATTTTTTATAGAAATCTTTTTCATTATGAATCTTATAACTTGTTCCGTTTAAAAATTGTTCAATATATTCTTTACTTATTCTAAGTTCATTGTACTTATTTTCTTTTTTACAATGAGGACACTTTTTATAGTCATGATTTAAAGACTTTATTTTAGTGATAGAAGTTATGTATTCGTGACCATGATCACAAATTATTGTAATCTTTGAATTCACATTAAAGTTACCTTCTACTACTTTAAAATTCAATCCATTGAATAGATGTTGAAAATCAGAAAATAATGGTTTTGGTCGAGGCATGTATATTACCTATATATGTATTTATACCACAAAATTACTAAATGTCAAATTAAAAAGAATACCCTGAGATTTCTCCCAGGGTACCTTTATCCGATTTAATTTCGATTTTCAGCCTAGGATCATCCGTAGACGATGCCGTTCTGAGTATCACCGAGTGGCGAATCAGGGGTATAACCAGCATTGCTGTATCCAGCAATTGGCGAGTTACCAAGATTAACCGAGATATAACGGTAATAGTTCTCTGCACCAAAGAGATTGTTGCAGATGCCGTATCTGGTCATTACACCGATACGAGGATTGAACGAATCAGGACCAACTGCTTCCATGAACATTAATGGAACGTATGGGCAGTAGATGATACCAGAGTCGGTATCGCGGCTACCCTTATAACCAACGACTGCGAAGTCTGTGGTTGCGAATACGTCACGATAGATTGTGAAGCGTCCGATTGTACCAACCTTAGCAACACCACTTACCTCTGTGGAGAGGTTTGTAGCTACTGAGCTAAGAGCGAACTGCTCAAGACCTTCAAGTACTGTGCAGACGTTTGCTGAACAGAGGATGAAGTTACCAGCCGAACGACGGGTTGCGCGAGCAATGTCATTCGATGCCTTTACAAGCAATGTGTAAAGAGTACGGAACTTCTCTTGTTCCCAGCGACCATCGGCTGTACCATTGGTGTTACCAACAGTGCCGTAGTTCCAGGTGTAAACGCCGCCGACCTTAGCGATTTCGATGATGTTGTTCTTGACTTCGGCATCGATTTCAGCAGCAACTTCATAAGCAAGCAAGTCGGAAAGCTGCTCTTGGATGTCAACATTATGCATGTTGGCGATATCCTGTTGAGCTTCATAAGTCCAACGTGCAGCGAGCTTACGGGTCTTAGCTGAGATTTCCTGACGCTCAATGGTTAAGCCCATGTAACGCATCTGTTCAGGAGTACCTGTACCGCATACGTCACGGAGTTCACCAAGAGTTTCACCATCACTGGTGAGGTAGCTTGGCTTGTAGCTAGAGCCAAGAGCACCTGCATCACGCATACCACCCTTGATCTTACCTGCGTCTACTGTGCTGATGTTAGCAAAGTCAGCGGACGAAGGAAGTGTAGCGCCAGTTGTACCGGCAGCAGAAGCAGGCTCAACACCAGAGTACAACGAGTGTACGGTATTGTATCCAGCTTCCTGTCCAGCGAACGAGCCGCTCTGGTAGCGATAACGAAGTGCGTAGGCAAGACCTACTGGGGTATACATTGGCTGAACACCAACGATTTCGTTAGCAACTAACTCAGGGAAGATACGAGCGACGAGAGGCATAGCAATAGGCTTGAAACGGGCGATACCTGATGGGGTTCCGCAAGTACCAGCTACGCCACCAAGTGGATTGGTGTCGCCACCTGATACAGTGAACGACTCATGTAAAGGTCCGTGGAACTTGCCTGGACTGCTGAAATAACGGTTTTCCATTTCTAAGAGACTGGAAACGTTATCGATAACCGAATCCTTACGGATGTGGTTTGTTAATTTGGACCACTTCTTACGAAGGGCGTCCTTGAATGCGCGAGCTTCTGACATAATTTAATTTCCTTTTGTTATTTGGTTAAGGTTTTATTGACGACGCATGCGGTCTAGGTTGGTTGCCCATACGTCCATTTCATCGGTCTTTCCAACAGGCTTATCGATAGATTCAACTATCTTTTCAACCCTTGCCTTGGTAACATCCGCAGTTACCTTTTGTTGATTGACATCGATCTTACTAACTCTCACGGGAGCTTTTGTTGATTCCTCAACAATCATATCCTTGACAGCCTTGAAGTTATTCTCAAGGTTCTCAACAGAAGAGGACTCTAAAAGCTTTGTTGCCTTAGCTTTTTGATTTATTGTCATGCCTTCTGTAAGCTGTGCTAACTTAACTTTCTTCTCTAACTCCTTAACCCTAGCTTCTAATTTCACGTTTTCAGTAACCTTGACATTCAAGGCATCTGAAAGTTTTGTATTCGCAGACTTAGCTTCACTTAGAGCCTCGTAACCAGATTTGTCAATCTTGAGTCCGTTCTTTTCGATGATAGCGATAACGCTTTCAACGATTGGCTTAAGTGCAGCAGCTTCTGCGGCAGCCTCCATAATGTTCTGAGGAATATTCTTCTGGAGTTCGCCTCTGATATACTCGTCGGTCTTCTCCAAAAGGTCTTCCTTGAACTTCGTTAACTTTTCTGCGTCGGCAGCTTCACGCATTTTCTTAAATTCAGCGGCAGCTTCTAATGACTCTTGTTCATAGAATGCCTTTAAATTTGTACCTTCTTCAACAGCGATGCTTTCAATCATATCACGATGTTCAGCGGCTGTTTCTTTTAAAACAGCGATAGCTGTTTCTTGGTATTCTTTTAATGATTCAAATAATGTTGCTTCTTTTTCACTAAACTCTTGTGCCATCTTCTTACCAAGTTCAACGGCACATTCTTTTAAATACTCTTCTTTTTCTGTTACATCTTTTTTAACGGCTTCGATTTCAGCTTTTATAGCTGTATTCTCTTCTTCAAGCTTCTTAGCCTTCTCAAGAGCTTCTGCTGTCTTAGCATTGGTTCTAGCTTCAACGATATTGTTTATCATTTCAGCAACCTTTGCCTTGAGGTCTTCGGATATAAGCTTCTCATCCATACCCTTAAAGATTTCGGCAACTATTTCTTTCATAGAAGGCTCCCTTTGTTAATATATTTATATAGGTTTAATTTAATTTTTATAAAAAATTTATAACGAGTTTAAAAAGCGTTGTACAGCATCGTGTAAGTATTGATCACGTTCTTTTCTAGGTATCATTTCCAATGTTTTTTCAAGATTATTATAAGCTTTTTCGCCTCTATTTAATTCTATTTGCTTATATTCGCCACCAACAAGAATATAATCTTTCGATTCCATGATTCCTTGGACAAATGCTTCGGGTCCGCTTGGATCGCATACGATGTCGATTGCAATAAGATCAAATTCTGTAACTATATTTGCATTAGCACCGTGTTTGTTTATGGCGTCTTCATATATTTTTGGATTAGCGGAATTAGGTGAATTAAGAGATCCTACGCCTCTTGATGAAACTCCAAGTTGCCCGTCTGCCTCGATAATTGTCTTAGCGATTCTACCATATTCCGTATCTAATAACTTAGCTCTGCCTATTACGTTTTCACCATCCCATTTTAATTCAGTAACCATGTGTGAAATACGATGTAAATTAATTTGAATATCTTCCGGATGCCCTAATTCACCATAAGAACGAAATTTTTCTCCCGACATTCTATCATTTACATATTTCTGAACGGCGGCTTGCATTATATCTTTAACATAAATACGACCATTTCTATTTTCAACGCCACATTGTATAAATGGACCAATTATTTCAGTAACGGTCTTCTTTCTACCAAGTGAGTCAGTTTCTTCTTTTAATACAATATCTCTAATTCCTGAAAAATTAGGTGATTTACCTTCCGAAATGAGTTTATAAATCTTCATTGTATTACCTCTAAAAACTATTTATATAATATTTACTCATGCTCCTGAGTTTTTACGAAGTTTCTCAGAGAATTTTGCAATGAATTCTTTGCTTCTTGAATCTACAAGACTTTCAAATGATGATTTTACGACATTTGGAAAATGTTCCTTAGCGGCGACATAATTTCCTTGTGCTAGAGCATCAACCCATGATTGTCCTGCTCTTTTAAATTCTTCTCTTGCCATAGTTATTCTCCTTGCTTTATCAACATGTACCATGTTTACTTTATTATCAAAACGATCCATGACCTTTGATGTAAAAATTGGATCGGTATAATGAATTCCTGGTGTATCTTTCTTTTGAGAAGATTCACAATCTTTCCATACAGATTCCAAATCTTCTGGCGATATACCAGTTTCTCTGGATTTCAATAAAATATATGACATATGTTCTTTAAGATCCATATTTTTTCCTTATACATTAGGAGTTTCTTCTGGAGGCGCTGATGTAGTATCATCTGATGAAGCTGTATCGGCTCCTGCTGCATCTTCGGTTGATGTTTCGGCTCCTGGTTCTGTTGTAACATCAACCTCACTTCCTCCACCACCTATACCAAGAGAACTTAAATCGCCTCCACCGCCGCCACCACCGCCGCCTCCAGATCCTTCTTTTTCTTTCTCAAGACGTTTAGCTATTTCGCGCTCAATGTTACGTAACTTAACATTCTCGACCCAATCATTTTCATCAATATCAAGATACTTCTTTATTACCCATTCTTGTGATAATGGCTTGTTTTCTGTATCAATTAAATCTTTGAAGTTATTAAATACAGCAAACTTCAAGTCAAGTTTCTTGGATTCAAGGAACATTTCATATAAGTTATTTGAGAACATTTGGATATCTATATCTTCATACGATATACCAAATTCATCAGATATTCCACGTAGTTTAAGATGAGTTAAATATATATCTTTAAATGCAGCACAAAAACGTTTACAAAAACGCTTTACTTCTTTAAGGAACTTTAACTCATCATGATCTATTTCACCTTCTGCTCCGAATTGAACTTTCTTATCATCTGAATATCTACTAAGAGGAACATTAAGAGCGTAATAAAGTTTCTTTGTAAAAAATTCAACGTCTTGTATTTGATCTAAGTGTTGACCACCTGCTAATGTTTCAACCTTTGTTCCCTTACCATTTTGGAAAATAGGGAAATAGTAGTCTTCTGTCATTGCGATTGGATCAAGACCTTCTGTAACGTCGCCAGTTGTTGGATCAAAAAATTTCTTCTGACGATGACGTTGAATAGTTTCTCTTAAATATTGTTCGGCTCTACCCTTTGGTAAACTACCAACATCTATATTAAATATACGTCTTTCTGGAGCACGAACAATACGATAAATTACAAGAGCATCTTCCATTAACTTTAGTCTTCTATATGTAACTTTTGCTGGCTCAAGTAATGACTGAACTGATAAATCATTCTCATTCTCGGAATATTCAAAAAATCCACTATTCGCATATGCTATAAGCTCTTTAGGAGCCTGCATCTTTTCACCAGAATTAATATTATTATAAACAAAGAACAAAATTTCTTCTGCTTCAAGGTCGCCATATACAGGGTAACAATTTCCGCAGAAAAGCTTCTTTACTCTTAATATACCATTATCTGGATTATCATTATCTAGTATCTTTTCAAAAAATATTTCACCATCAACTATATAATCTCTAAACCACATATCAATATGGTCATTAACATGAATAACGCCATTCATTAAAGTTTTGAATTCTGCTTGTAATGTTTTTCTTTGGTTTTCGTTTTCCCTAACAGATTTGTTTCGTATAACCAAATCCATACAATCACCATCTTCATTAAAATTAACAGACTCACCTACATATTCACTTACAGCTTTTGATATTTCTGGATACTTAGCCATTTCTCTATAAAGCTTAAGTTTTTCTTTTTTTGTATTTTCGGAAGCATATATTAATTTTGAAAATATATTTAAAGAACCATGAGCATCACCGACAGCTAAATCTTTTAATTCTGATAACGATACTTTACTCTTATCTTCCTTAATTTTCTTTGGATCTTCTTGCCCACCTAATGTACTAGCGATAGCTTTACGAACTGTTGCTATTTGTTGTTGCTCTTGAGGCGACAACCCAACTGTTCTCTTATTAACTCCACCTCTATAAACGAAATAATCTCCTAATGGCATTTTATATAACTCCCATGTTGTTTAAATGAACTTTATTGTCGTTAGACAATTCACTCTTAGCCTCTTCTATATTTATATCTTTTATATTCTTCATGAATGTAGGAATATATGATTTCCATGCATCTAATACATCTGGATTACGTTTAAAAAGTGCTTTTAATATTCTATGACTAAACGCATATGGATGTTCTGGAGTAAACATTTCGTTCATTGTACCATTTTTAAAATAGAAATTTGTATAATCTTCTAAAAATATATAAGGGTTACGCAGTATTCTAAGATTCAACCCATGTATGCGTCTATTTTCATCAATTGCTGAAAACACTATTATTGGATTAACGACTACCGGCTTTTTAGAGTCTTTATTATAATTTAAATATGAAAACGAGTAGAATTTACCACGTTCCATGGTTGGAAAATTGATTCCGCCTATATTTCCTGATAATAAGTCCATAAATACCCTATATAGGTATTTATTATGTCAAAGACACATGTTTCTAAAAAAGGTTGGAGAAAGGGTATATATAACCCCATTAATCCTAAAAAATATTTAGGCAAGGATTTAATTGTATACAGATCACAATGGGAATTTAGAATGATGCGATTTCTTGATTTAAATGAAAATGTTGTTGCTTGGATAAGCGAACAACCATTGATTCCTTATATTAATCCAAATACAAACACTCAATGGAACTATCATCCAGACTTTGTAATTAAAATTAAAACTCCAACTGGTTTTAAAACTCAAATGATTGAAATAAAGCCTAAAAAACAAACAATCCCTCCTGTTATTACAGAAGGGAAACGTAAAAGTACAATTATTAAAGAACAAATGACGTGGGCTATGAATAAAGCCAAGTGGGTTAACGCTAAACAATATTGCCAATCAAGAGGATGGGAATTTGTTATATTAACAGAAGATAATCTGTTTGGTTAAGCTATATTAGTTGGGTCATCTTTACAAGAACAACAACCACAGCAACTTTTTTCAGCTACTGGAAAATTTGGTAATATATCACCATTTTCAACCATTGCTGTTACTTCTCTTTTATCTAAGAAGTTCCTTCTAAACTCATCAGAACAATGAGAGGCTGCATATGTTGCATCATGAAGATTTGTATAATTGAATGTTCTTGTTACGGCATAAATTTTCATTAATTTATAAATACAATATTCAAGGTCGCCCTTGGTTTTTATTTCTTTAATCTGATCAAGAAATTGGTCATATTGATCCCGGTCAGCTTGTTTAATGTATGGCATATTATTCTCCTTCTGTTTTATTTAATTTTTCACACATACTTCTGTATCTATTGAGATTATCAAACATTTCTCTTAGTTTATAATCTATAAAGTAATTAAATAGATTTTCATCAGCCATTTTGTAATTTATAAGATAATTCTTTAAATCATTAATTAAATTATCAGGCGTGCATGTCAAATCTATTAATTTTTTATTTCTATCATAATTTCTTCTAAATTCACAAGGCTTACCTTCTGCATCAAGTTCTGATAATAATTTATGTATTTCACCTGATTCTATTAATTTATCGGCTTTTGCTTCACCGGTACCTTTTCTAACACCTGGAATATTATCTGATGTGTCACCTATTATAATTTTCTTCATTAAAAAAGCTTCTGGATCAGGACATACTACAAATTTCTTCTTTTTAGGTTCCCATAATTTTACTTTATTATATTTTAATAATTGTATATAGTCACCGTCGCCTGTTACTATAACTTTTTCATCATCAGATGGTAAATTAGCTGCTAACCATCCAATAACATCATCTGCTTCAAGTGTTGGAACTGCTATAGTATAAAATGGAAAATTATCTCTTAATTCAACGATAAAATTATCCATGAACTCAAAGAACTTATCCCATTCTACTTTATCTGCTTGTTTCTCTCTATTTGATGCTCTTTGTGCTTTATAAAAAGATGCTTCTTCTTTTCTCCATGATTTCTTATAATCAGCACATATATAAACTTTATCTGGTTTGAATGTGGAAATATATGGAAAAATACCATTACTTAATAATGAATGACGTAGAATATCATATCCTATTTCTTTTATTATTTCTGTCTGTGTAAATAGATATCTATAGCTAAGGTGCCCTAAATCTATCATCAAATGTTTTTTCATAACTTTATTATACAATAAAGGTTAAATATTACAATAGACAAAAAAATCCCGCTACAAGAGTAGCGGGATTTCCCAAGGGCACCAACCCAATTACAATTTTTATACTGATGCTTTATCCGCTGGAGTACCAGCCTTGTTACCTTCAACAGAACCACCCTTTGGTGCCTTGTTGAGTCCATCATTACCCTTATTTAAAGGGCTACTGAGAGGAAGACCTAATTCTGCACGAATCTTATTACGGAATTCGCTTGGCTTGATCCATTCCTTATCGGCTGCTCCTACGCCTTCTTTACGGTCAGTTGCTTTTACATCGTTTCCTTGTGGAACTTGTTCAGCCTTGTATTCCTTAGCGCCGCCCTTAGCACCTTCGGGTGCCTTGGTTGCCTTAACATTGCTGCCTTCTGGCTCGCCAGACTTACCATGAGTTTCACCGACTTCCTTAGCGCCTGCTTTGGCACCTTCATCGCGCTTAACTTCTGTTGGTTCCTGCTTTCCACCCTTAGTTGCGGAGAAATCTTTTCCACCCTGTGGAGTAAGTTTTGCTCCCTTATACGATTTTGATTCCTCAAGCTTTGCCTTAAGTGCTTTGAGTTCTTTAAGTGTTGGGACTGCCATAATTATTGCTCCTTGTATGTTATTATTTATATTGGTTTAAATGAATTATATAAAAAATTTTACACAACTCTTATATCTTGTTTTTCAGACCAATCTGCGAAATCTATAAAACGATCACTACCTAATGTTGACGAAATATATGTTCCTTTAAATGATATTATACCATTTTGAATTATTAAATATGCTTCAACCCAACCATCATGTGATCTGACATAATCAGAATCTAATGTTTGTAAATAGAAATGACTACTCGGTGAATCTAACACATCTTCAAATACAGTAGGTATTAACTGATCTTTCTGTTCATCATATCCAAATACATAATTTTTAAATAACTGTAAATCTTCTTTAGATTGTAACTTTACTGGTATATTGAAAGATATATCATTTCTATATTCAGCCCAACCTTCTACACCAGGACTGTCCATTGTTTGTGGTTCGCTTCTCTCACCATCAGACGATGACTTTTCATCTGCTTTAGCTATTCCTTGTAGCACAGCATTTTCAAACTCTTTAAATTTACTTATTTCTGTTGGTTGTGAAGTAGAATTAACCTGTGGTGTAGCAGGAGTTGAGCCACTAACTGGAGGAATTTGATCTGACTCTTTAATCAAATTCCTAATTATTTTTTTGATTCGGAAAGACCTTGCTTACCAGCATTTGGTTGATTTAATTTATCATCTAATGAAAGACCCATTGCAGAACGAATTTTATTTCTGAAAGTTGTTGCAGCGTAACCTTTCTTAGCTATATCTGCTCCACCAGCCGCACCTTCTTTTTTATCATTACTATCACCGCCTGCGGCTTTTTCACTACCCTTAAATTCTGTAGCAGCTTCTTCGGCACCCTCTTTGTTCTTATTTGCTGGTGCTGTATCTGGTGTCTTACTAGCATCGAACTTATCGGCAGCATTTTCTACACCAGGATCACCGCCTTCTGGTTTTGCATTTTTATCTTTTGGTTCGGATGTTGGTTTCCAACCTACTTTACCATAAAGTTCTTTTGAAGACTCTGTTAAATTAAGAGCCTCTTCAACTTTCTTCCACTTATTGGCAAGTTCTTTCGTATCCATGGTAATTCTCCTAATTTCTATTTATATAATATTTCCATCATAAAACCAATCATTTACTTTTTTATAGAGTTTAAAATAATTCATAAAAGATTCTTTTTCAATAATTAAATATTGAGACTTATAAACTAAGGTATTTTCAGGAAAAATATTATTTCTTTTATCACAAAAATCAATAAAATCTTGCTTTTTTATACATACAAATCCTGTTCTTTTTGATGTTATTCTAAAAATAATAAGCATCTTCTTATCAACTTTTGAAGCATCATCAGATGCCTGCTTTATCCATTTATCTAAATCCTTATCCTCACCTTTTAATATCTTATGAAATTGTGGGGTATCGTCATATGCTTTAGATTCTATAGAAAACTTAAACCATGTTGGTGTAATAATGTCACCAGTTAAAGTCTTTTTAGCTTCTTCATTAATATGCATATTTTTATTAAAATTAAAACCACCCATGAATGCACCACTCATAGGTACTCTTCTAAAAATATCACCTGGAAACATTTCTTCAAATTCATGACAAATGTCTCGTTCAGCACATTTACCCTTACGGCAACCATTCACCCTTTTCTTTTTAGGTTTATCGGCTGGATCGTCGGGTACTTTATCTAAATCAGTTAATAGTTGATCAATGTCTTTCATAAAAAAATTATACCATAAAATAAAAAGACCCTTGAGTTTTTATGCTCAAGGGTCTTTTTGGTAATTAAAAACTTATACTATTCCAAGTTTCACAAGTTCTTCGTATCCTTCGTTGAGTTGATCCATAACATCAACGCTTCTTGTTACAGGAGCCTGATATCCATATGATGCATCAACTTCAACTGACTTACTTGACATAATTGCATCTTCATAAATCTTCTCAATATCACGATCACCATTGGCAAACTTATCCTTGATATCCTTCATAGCTGCTTCACGGGGAACGGTATCTAATTTATTATCTCTGATGTATGAATAAATTTCCTTAACATCACCAGTTTTTCTAATTGTTCTAATAGGAGTCTTTACAAGTATAGGAGCAGCGGATATAACCTTACCAATAGCATCCCCTGTTCCCTCTGGTTTATTGGATAAAGAGCATACACCGCCGGCACAACCTTCCTCAAGTATATCAGCCGCATCTGTCTCTGAGAAGTGATATGAATTACTTACAGTAGCTGTTTCTGCTTCCATTTCTTCCCATACCCTACGAGTATCTTCTAATATAGTTGATGTTCTCTGCCACTTGATATCCTTATCTTCGTCCAAGTCATACTTCTCAGTTAAAGGATCCAATGTAATATTAGTAATACCCTCTGTTAAATGGAATTTAACTGGTTCTAATGTTATCTTTGTTAAAACAAAGCTCTTACTATGACCAGGAACCTTTATACGATCACCAACTCTATAACCATTAAAACGTGTTGATTCTTCCATCTTTGTATTTGGTCTATTTTTCATGAATTTGTCCTTTGTGTAAGAATCTTTATTAGCGTCTTTGGCGCTATTTTTTGTTATATTCTTCTCGCCCTTTTCATCAACGTTTCCTTTTTCGGCTTCTGCTTGAGTTAAAGGAATTGGAGTTTCTTCCTCTGTCCATTGCTCATTAGGTGCCTTTGAAGGATCATGCTTCGAAGATACATACTTTACAATATGACCACTTGGGGCTTCTCCATCAATTGCTCTTGTTGTTTTAATTACTTCTGGCTTTTTGACAAGTTCGTGACCAGACTTTGTTTTGCTCTTATCCATTTCTTCAAGAGTTTCACCTTCTGGTTCTACTTCGGAAACATCACCTAATTCATCTTCCTCTGGTTCCTCTGTTTCACCACTTTCTTCACCCTCTACACCTTCTTCGCTTTCACCTGCTTCTTCGCCAGCTTTCGATTCTTTACGTTCTTCTCGCTCAAGATCAGTAATTTTCTCAACTGTATCCTTTAATGAATCTACGGCATTTTGAATTGAGTCTACTTTATTAGCAATTCCCTCTGCTTTTGATTCAATTTTATCAATAAGTTTCTGTTCTTTCTCTTCATGTTCCTTATGTTCAGGACTTTCTTCTGCTTCTACTTCGCCAACCTCTGCATCTAATGGTTGTGCTAATACTTCCATTTCATCATTTTCCTCTGGAAGTGGTTTACCAATAGGACCATCTACTTCTGGCGCAGCGTTAACTGTTGGTTCACCAATAGGACCATTTACATCACATTCTTGTGCTTGTACATCACCACCAGAAGAACCTTCAAATTCATTACGAAGAGTTGCTGCTACATCCATACGAACTTGCTTAGGGAATGCCGTCTTATCACCATAATTATTTACTGCTGTTGCAACAACATGTCCAAATGCTTTTGCTGCAAGGTCACTATTATATACGCCTCTCTTTTGCTTATTTTTTAAATTCTTTACAATTGAGTCATATTGTGATTTACAACGTGGGCACGATCCTTTAATGAAGTTAATTAATTCAACAGATGCTGTTTTATCTAATGTATTATCAACAGGTGCTTCTTCTGTAGCGGCTGTTTTATCAGCAGCTATTCCGGAATTAGCTGTTATTTGGGCAGCTTTATCAGCAGGAGAACCTTCTGTTGCTGTTACTGTTCCTTCTTGAGCCATTCCTTGTTGCTTCTTTACATCCATTACACATCTCTCATACTTATCCTTGTCATCTCTACCAACACTAGCTGTACAGACAGCCCATGGATTTACCTTCTTTTCAGAGATTATACCATCTAATTCAGATAACTGTTCTTCTGAGAAATTTTCAATACCTTCATGACACTTTGTGTCTTCGTTCCAAGAAATGAGAGGATTTCCGTTTTCGGTTACAGAATACTTAACTACACCATCTGGTCCTTCTTCTACAACGACATCAACATTATGACCTGCCCATTCAGTTGCAAACTGTAATGGATCTACTTGAGGTTGCTGTTGTAATGATGGATCAGTAGCTGTAACAATATTACTAGCAACTGGCTGTTGTTGCATAGGATCACCATATAAAGATGCTTCATCATCAGCAGAAATAGGATCAACTATTTCACCTGGGAGTTCAGGTATTTCCTCTGGAGGATATGCGACTGGTTGTGTTTGAAAATCAGAAATACCTTCAATCATT